CAGAATCTCTCAAAAGATATGTATGATAAGAAGATACAGAATCTTAAAACAAAATCTGTGGGTAGACTTATTGTTAAAGAGTATCCAACAGCATCGGCTTCAGTTACTCATTTTAGAGCTTTGTTGAATGAACTTAGTTTGAAGAAAAATTTTACTCCCGACGCAATATTTGTTGACTATCTTAATATTGCTTCCAGTTCTAGATTGAGTAACGCTAATAATATTAATAGCTATTCATACATTAAAAGCATAGCTGAAGAGTTTAGAGGTCTTGCTGTAGAATATAATCTTCCCATATGGACTGCTACACAAACTAATCGACAAGGGTATACTTCTACTGATATTGGTCTTGAAAATACATCAGAGAGCTTTGGACTTCCTGCAACAGCAGATTTAATGCTTGCATTGTCTACTACTGAAGAGCTAGAAAAGCTGGGACAAATTTTAGTCAAGCAACTAAAAAATCGCTATAATGATGTATCTAAACTTAGAAGATTTGTTTTGGGAATAGATAGATCTAAGATGAGATTGTTTGACTTGGAAAATTCTGCACAGAATGAACTTACTGATACTGATTTAGCTAAAAAAGATGATACCCCAGCATTTGACAAGACTAAATTTGGAAACTCTATGTTCTCTGAAAAAAGAGATTTAGATGAGTTTGATTGGTAGTTATAAAATAAATATTGTCATATTATAAATAGTTTCTGTATATCAACTTCTTCTATTTAAAATTCTCATGAAAACATTTATTGAATATCTCTCCGAAGCATCTGATAAGAATACACACTTAGAGCATATTGAAGAAGAGATACTTAACGACGGAATATCAGGCGCAAAAAGATCTGTAGCATTTCTTAGACAGCTATTACAGCTTCTATCAAGTTCTTCCAATAGAGCATTTAATGTTACTGTTAAATGGGACGGTGCGCCAGCAGTTATATGTGGAATAGATCCAGAAAACAATAAGTTTTTTGTTGGCACAAAATCAGTATTTGCTAAAACTGCGCCTAAGATAAATTATACACACCAAGACATAAAACGAAACTATTCAGATTCTCCAGAATTGGCAAGTAAGCTAAAATTTGCTTTAGATAATTTATCAAAAGTTGGAATAAGGGGAATTCTTCAAGGCGATATGCTTTTCACAAATTCTGACTTGGAACTAGTCACGATAGATGGAACTGAATATGTATCTTTTAGACCAAACACTATACGATATGTTGTTCCAAAATCATCAGAGCTTGCAACAAAAATATTATCTTCTAAAATCGGAATAGTTTTTCACACAACATACACAGGAAACAAAATATCAGATCTTAAAGCAAATTTTGGCGCAAACATTAGCTCACTGAAAAACACGACAAACGCATGGATAACTGATGCTGATTATAAAGATGAATCTGGAACATCAACTCTAACAAAATCTGAAACTCAAAGTATCACATCTCAAATATCTGAAATTGAATCTTTGGTTAAAAACATTGATATTGCCGCATTAAATTCAATTCTGTCCGACAGCAAAATATTGCCATTGATTAGAATATACATAAATTCTAAAATAAGAGAAGGTGTTGCAATATCTTCTAGCAAAAAATATGCATCTGGTCTTTTAACTTTTATAACAGACAGATTCAATTCTGACATCGAAAAGTTAAAAACTGATAAAGGAAAGGATAACAAAAAAGCACAACTAGAAAGTATAATAGACTTTCTAAAGAGAAACAACAAAACACTACTTGATATATTCTATATTGCCGCCTTGATCTCTGATGTTAAAAATAAGTTTATTAAGAAGATGAATAGCGCAAGCAAAATTGGTTCTTTTATTGATACTCCAGATGGATTTAAAGCAACATCTCCAGAAGGATTTGTAGCAGTAGACCATTTAGGAAAGGCTGTTAAATTAGTTGATAGACTTGAGTTTAGTAGAGCTAATTTTACAGCTCCTAAAAACTGGGGATAATATGTTTGAATATGTTGCTAGAGTGTATGAAGTAATTGATAGTGATACGATTTATGTGGCAATAGATATGGGGTTTAGTATTCAGCATATCGTAAAACTTAAACTTCAGGGAATAAGTTCATCTGAGATAACAGCTTTCAATTCAGAGCATAATACCAATAGGCTAATTGAACTCATAGAGGGAAAAATAATTCGAGTAGTGACAGACAATCAAGAAGACAACTGCGGAAGATACTTGGCCGATATATATCTTGATGAAGTTAATATAAATAGATTACTACTAGAAGAAAATTTATCGCAATAATATTTTGGTAAACGTAAATGAAATCGCTACCACAAATTTTATCGGAAAGTTATCAACAATCAATAGAAATTGGGGACAGAATTCACGCAAAACGTGGTGAAATTTCTGGCGTTGTAACAAAAATTGAAAACACAGTGTTGCATATTGAAAGTGCAGATGGAGAATCATCAAAAAAATACATTATGCATATAAGTAATGCTATTAAAGATGAGTATGAAGTTGATATAGAAGATGATGTTTTATCAGATGCATTTGACCAAAAGCATATTGATATGCTAAGAAATGCTTATAAGAATCTGGGAAAAACTACAAAGTTGTCAACAACAGCATACAACAAAGTAATGACTGTTTTGAAAAAAGCAAACACCAATGATCTTCAAAAAATAGTTAAAGCTAACATTACTCATTTATCTAGTATTGCTAGTAAACTTTTAAAAGAATCTGATGAGTATAGAACAAAGACTGGAGCATACAAGAAGACTCCCAAAGATTCAAGTAGTGGATTATCAAAAAAATATGCCGCAAATTTATCTGATGAAGATGAAGAAAAGCAAAAAGCGGAATTTGAAAAGCGCAAAGATATGCGAGATGATGATCCCGAAGCATACGAACTTACAAAACAAGACGTTGAAGCGAAAGAAAAAGGTGTTGTAAAGCAATCTAAACATACTAAAAAGTATAAAGAGCTTTACGGCGAAGAGTTGAATGAAGAAATTGCTGGTCTTAGAACTAAATCTGATGAAAGTGGAATAGCTTATTCTATACTCAAGCAAGTCTATGATAGGGGAATGGCTGCATGGAAAACTGGTCACAGACCTGGAACTACACCTCAACAGTGGGCATATGCTAGAGTAAATTCATTCATAACTGGCGGCAAGACACGTTCTACAGCAGATAAAGATTTGTGGGATAAAGTTAAAAAAGAAGAAACTGAAATATACGAAGAATCTGAATATCAAGGGAAAAAAGTTACTCTAAATAAACCATTTAGAACTCCAGACGGACCAAAAAAGTTTGCAGTATATGTTAGAAATGACAAGGGTAATGTTATAAAACTTGGATTTGGAGATCCAAACATGGAGATTAAGCGTGATGATCCCGAGAGGCGCTCTAATTATAGAGCTAGACATAACTGCTCGGATCCAGGTCCAAAGTGGAAAGCAAATTATTGGTCTTGTAAATTTTGGAGTGAAAAATCAGTAACCGATTTATTAAAAGAAGAATAACATAAAACTTAGGAATACAAAATGAACATAAAGCCTATAGCCCAAGAAACAAATTTAACAAGTGCAACTGATGTTGGCTTAGCAAGTATTGTTAGATTAAATAACACAGGCTCAGCAACTCTTGTCACAATTAAAACTGGAGCAACAGTATATGCTACATTTACTATTGGTGCTGGAGAGATATTACTAGTTGAAAAAGATCCATCTCAAACCATAGAGGGTGGTGGTTCTATTTTGGCAGTAAAAGTTGCATATTCAAAGTAAAGTATAGCTATGAAAAAGTTAAACGAAATACTAAAAAAGAAAGTTGCAGTATTTACATTCGGAAGAATGAATCCTCCAACTGTTGGGCATGAAAAGTTAATAAACAAGATAATTCAAGTTGCAAAAAAAGTTAAAGGCGACCATTTTATATTTGTTTCAAAGACTCAAGATGCTCAAAAAAATCCTTTGTCTCTAAAAGATAAAGCAAAGTATATTCGTTTAGCTTTTCCTAGAACAAAAGACTCTATAATTGCAGATCCCGAAATTGTTAGTCCATTTAGTGCAATTAATTATCTTGTAGAATTGGGATATACAGACGTAATAATGGTAGTTGGACAAGACAGGGTAAACTCTTTCAAATCTGCTATAACCCCTTATATTGCACATCCAGACGAGAAAAAGTCTATTAATTTGAACTCATTTGATGTAATAAGTGCTGGAGATAGAGATCCAGACTCAGATGATATTGCAGGAATGAGCGCAAGTAAAATGAGAGGCTATGCACACCAAAATGATTTTGATTCATTTAAATCTGGTTTAATGTCTAATATATCGGACAAATATGCTAAAGAAATTTTCAGTAAAGTTAAAGCTGGACTTCGCATAGTAGAGCAACTAGAAGAGCAAATAAGCAGACCTAAAAATTCTCTTGGAATACCTAGAAGAGATATGCCACAAATAAGACGACAGTACATAAAAAACTTTGTGGATTTTTTAAGAGGGGAAAAAATAAGAGTTGTTGAGAAGAAAATAGAAGTATCAAAACTCAAGCCCACTCAAAATGAAATAAACTTGGACAAAGTTAAGTTGAAATATGATGAGTTTTCTGATTCTCTTGCATCAGTTAAACCTTTCATAGTATCATCTGATCATCACATTCTAGATGGACATCATCAATTATTTGCTTTGCAAAATCTTGATAAAAATATGAAAGTTTCCTGCTATTTTGTTGACTACCCTATGTTAGGTATAGTAGAATATGCTAAATCGTTTCCTAAGACAACTTATAAGTCTATAAAT